TTAAAATGTTTGATGACGTGAACTCTGAACGAGTTCTCGTCTTCCCTATGAAACATCAGTTTATTGCAACAGGTCGTCGTAAAGCTTGGCGTGATTCTGCAATCTATAATAAAGCGTTAACCTTCGATGAAATCAATCGAAATCGAAAGCTTTTTAAATACAACGTACTAGTGTTCGTAGATAATAAGTTAATCACGAATATTAGAATTAAACCGAACGAGGAGTTCACGTATATCTACTTTAGACGTAAAGATTTGGCTAAATATCTTATCGATACACCTAAAGTAATCAACGTTCTCTTCATTCCAAATGCTATCGTTTCTGTAGCGGAAACGATTAATGCAACCAACACAGCGGGTAGTAAGCTATTATTGAATGCATTCTATTCCACTAAACGAGAATTTAATGTAACCGATAACTACTTCGCCATCTTCCAAAATAAACAAACGCTGGAAACTGAATTTACTGGTGGTGTACATTATAACCCAGACTATACCAACTTTACATTTGATGGTATTAATATCGCGGATTATGCTGATACACACCGTGTTATCTTAGTGGGTACGGAACTTCTATTCAAAATCAAAGCTGTGAGTGCTACACAACGCTTCGTAGATTTTGAATTACAAAAGATGCCGTTACCTAAAGATGATATCATTGTATTATATAAACACCCAAACCGTAGAGATTATGTACCAAATGATGGTACCGTAGTCTTAACGGAACACTATCCAAACATTATCGAAATCAGTAATCCTCAGAAGTATCAACTTCTCTTGATTGCTTTATATGACGAAGCTACACAGAACCGTCATATCAAATTCGATACTGAAATGGATTTCTACTTAGAAACAGAACGATTGTTAGATCGTTATCAACAAGGTTCCGTTCCTGAGTTATTACAAAATTACAAACCTGCTGATTGGGATTATCGTCTCAAAGATTACTTTGAAAAGAACGACGGTATCCAAGCAGTAGATATGTCAGACAGATGGAATCCATTCCATTATAAGATGAACACGATTAGTGGTCTTATCAAACTATGGTCTGAATTCTATCTCGAATATGAACGTAGAACGTACGGTTTCTTAACAGGTTGGTATCATGATATCTCCAAATGGAGTGCTGAACATCTAGCTTCTAAGGAGCGTAACTCTACAGAACAAGATGTTCCTGTAGATCCTACTGGTCATATTCAAGTTGATCGTAAAACATTTGCTGAAACGCAATATGTATTTACATACAAAAACGATATGAAGTTCGATGATGCGAACTCCTATCTATTCTATATCGATGGTAAGATGGTTATCCCATCTGCTATTATTGTACATAGAGGTTTCCAATATGTATACTTACCAAAACGACTAATCAAACCTGATTCTATGATTGAGGTAGAACGTTTTGATGGTATCAACTTTGGTTATTGGATTCCATCTATTCCGCAAGAAGGTTTAGAAGTACCACTTAAGAATATCCTTAAGACATCTACGGTAGCTAACTCCTTCTTCTTAACGAATAAAGAAAATGAATTCGTTAATGATCGTTACGATGTATTCGTTATAGATACGGAAATGGATAACGTTGAATCTAAATTGGATTTAACTAATTCCGTTTACTATATCTCACCTAAGATGAAGCTTCGTATTGTTCCTAAAGAACCTGCGAACGCTAATAAAGGTGTATTCTTACGTGCTAATAACCAATTGGTTACCTATACTCGTAAGAACAGTGGTGATGATTATCTTCGTGATATTGGGGTTAACTTCAACTTACAAAATAACATCACCAACGTTAAGCAAGACGTGAAACCACGTCTTCGTATCTATACAGAAGATGGTCGTTTATTCTCTAAAAACTCGTATGTTATCTATAAACATGCGAACTTCAAACAACGTCCAAAATTCAATCTTCCTATTAAAGCAGGTGAAACAGCATTCCACCGTATCGCTTATGTAGGTTATGATGAACGATTGATTTATCATCGTCGTCATGTTCGTAATGATGGGTTTGTTGATTTAGAAGGTAAGACATCTCGACCTATCTGTTTAGCATACCATGATATCTACTTGAATGGTGTTCGTCTTCATAAGAAAGATATCAAAATCATTGCTCCATTTAAGTTCATTATCACAACCTTAAAGAAACATAACACATTGGATAACCTTGAAATCTATGAAAAGGTTCATGCTTCCGATGCGATGTTTAAATTCGATATTGATGAAGATTCTGCTTACTTAGCAGACCGTCTATTCAATAAGGATAAAGAATACCAAAAACACGTATTAGATTCTCTTGAAAAGGTTAACCCTGATGGGAAAATCAAAGATCTGAATGAAATTCGTAACTGGTATAAAGACTTATTGGACGATTGGTTCTTCAATCGATTTGTTAATGCCGACCGTCGGTATGACCTAGAGTTATACGAACCATTATTTGATGAAAACTATGGTTACCGTGTATTACTCAATGGTGATGACCGTGTACGTTGGCAAGTAGCCCAAGAAAATCGTTTTTATATGTGGCATGATAAAACCCTAGAAGAAACTGGTGGTGTAAATCCTCCTCCTAGAAACGTATACGATGGGTTAGCAAATGACAATATTCCTGATGATAGTGTAACGATTACAGAACGTGAATATATCGAAAACGGTATCTCCTTCGGTAATGTAAAAACTATATATGACTATGATACAGAGATTCTTCATGAAAAAGAAGAAGAAACTCCAGAACCAACTGAACTAGATGGTGTAGATTTACACGATCTCAATCCAGCTAACTATAAGATGATTCATGATAGAGATAGCGATGAAGACGGTAATGGTTATAACCGTACTCATATCAGTACATATACTAAACCAAAACGTTCTGTTAATCCACATTCTCTTCCTCAAGAACCACCTGCTGATGTAACGATTGTTCCATTCGTGGACCCAAATCCTCGTATGCCAGAACATATTGCTACACCAGAACCTACATTACCTGAACCTGGTGAATATGAAGCGATAACTGAACCGACTGATTCTGTCATCAAATTCCTAGGTACTAATCCATTCACGGATGAAACGAAAGCTAAACTTTCCGTTATCGTCGAGAATGAATTTGACCATACCATTAAAGAAGTTGCTCATGGCACAACATTACCAGCTAAGAAGCTCAATATTGTTCGTATTAAGTTCCGAGCAATAGAAGAATTATCTCGTAAATACTACGTTAAAGTAGTTGACGCAGATAATCATTTGGTATATACACATATTCTAACAAATAAAGCTGAAGACCAAATCAATCAAGTTCTCAATATCATCCCTGGTTCTATGACTGTAACAATCGAGAAACGTGACCCAAGTCGAGGAGAAGTTAAATTCCCATTGTATATGGAATTCAATGGTAGTTTCCCTGATGACGGTACCCTTTCCAATGGTAAATGGGAAGATGACGAGAATATTGACAGTCCAAAAGTCTTTACAGAAGATACTTACTCTTTATATGATGAATTCACTAACACTGCCACATTTACAATTACTAAACAAGGTTTAATCGGTCCTACGAATAAACTTCTTGTGATTCGTGATTTAGATAGCGGTAAAATCATTAGTCGCCAATTCTGTAATCCGAATACTGGTAGCTTAACAATTACGTTACAAAAACCAATTACTCGGATTTCCTTAGCGTATGAACCGATTCCTAGTACAGCTAAGACTATCCATATTGATACAACTTCTCCATTGTTCGTAGATCATATTAAATCTATCTATACAGTATCTAATCGTGTAGATGGTATCTATGTTGATGGTATCGGTGATATCGTTATGGATAGATTACAAAATGGGTTATTGCGAGTTGACTGCGGCACATCCACTATCCGAGTATTACTAAATACTGCGGTTACTGTTAAATCTGCATTCTTCGATAACGCTAACAATGACCCTAATGATCCAGAAATCAACCCATTCATCCATGAATCTACATTCGGGGCTAGCGGGTTTGCTATTGATATCCCAGTTCCAGTGGATAGTGAATTTAAACCTGGCGATGCGTACTTATCATTATTCAATGCTAAGAACCTATTGAAACTCCATGGTGTAACCACTAACAAATCTGAGATTGGTACTATTGTAGTTCCTAAATCCTCTAACTTAACTGGTGAACGAACAACTGATATTGGTCGTTATAAAGAAAACTTCTATCCATTATTTGCTAATGGTAGAAACTATATGGATGTAACATACAGATCCCCTGTTGTATTGAATAATACTCCTAATACAATGACTACTGTTCGTGTTGGTACAGCAGAAGGTACTGTATCTGCCGTTGCATTATATGACCCAAATAAACCGGTAAGTAATTTAACATTCACTTGCCAATCACCATTTAACGAATACTTCATTGCAAATGAAGCTGTAGAGCATATCTATAAGATCGAAATCGGTGAATCTGACGTTGACTTCAAAGACATCTACACCTACTCAGTGGATGCTGGTAACTCAACTCCCGCACAATATTTGGATAGAGTAACTCCAGATACTCCAGCGGATAAACGGTATGTTAATTTCATTGATAACTCCATCTTCATGTTTAATTTAGTGAAAGAAAACAAAGGTGCTAAAGTAAACCTTGGTTACTTTGACCTCATCTTCACAAATAAAGACACTGGAGTGGTCGTTGATAAATACCGATATGATAATCGAGCTAATGCGACTAGAGCGTTGGGTGATAATGCATTGCGGTTAGATGAAAGATATAATAACTGCGTTCTTAGAATCAAACGATATATTCCACCTAGATGCTTAGAACTTACATTTGGTGAAGGTGTTCCTACTGATTGTATTATCTCTTCTGATGGTTGGAGAAGTGGTCGATATGCTCCTGATACATTCCCTATGTACGGTGAAGGTGAGACAGGATTAACTCGCACCATTACGATTGAACATGACCAGTTATTGAATATTGCTACTACTGGCAATGAAACTAAGGTGTTAACGGTTACCGATAATCGCACCCGTAATGTAGTTGCTATGTTCGCCACTGATTCAGTTGATATGGATGATAGTATCACATTTACTGCGGAAAACCCATCTTATGGATTCACGTTACAATACGTAACACTTCCTATGATGAAAGTTCATGTGGGTAATGTGATGACTATGTGTTCCAGTATCACTAGCACAATCGATGGAATCCCTGTATCTAAAGTATCCGATACTGGTAGCCAATGGTTATACGTTCCTACACAAACAGATAAATTTAACGTTATCTTCAAGTTCAAAGATCGTGCCATCACTGCTTATCATTTAGAAACAGCTACAATTCCAATTCCTATCGATGTATCTGCTCTTGCTGCTAATGAAGCTAATTTAACATCAGAAATTCATCAACATGCTGTGGATGGCTATCACGCTATCCTAAAAGCTGTGGTGAATAATGCTGGCTCTAGTTTCACTATGACTGCTACATCTATTCCGACTCTAACAGGATTCTGTAACAATATAGCATCTGCAAGAAATAAGATTGATAAGATTGCTATTCTATGTTTAAGCAAAGCATCCACGCATACATACTTAGATTTATCAGTAGGTGACTCTGTTCCCACTACATTATTGAATCGTGATGCAATTCGCTTACGTACAATGGCTCCTGTAACACCAGAAGACACAGTATATCGTCCAAATACAATTGAAATGTATCCTGATTATCGTTTATACTATATGAATTCTTTAACTAAGATTAGTCGACTATATAGTCCTAATATCCTTATCTATTTAGATGAAGCCTTTAAATTAGCTACTAACGCTAATGATAAGAAATACATCTACTTGAAAGATTCTGATAATAAGATTATCGACTATAGCGTCTTATCAGCTACGAATGCGTCCAAGTCCTTAACGATATTCCCAAGCTATAATAAGAACCGATATAGTATCGAACTATCTGGTGCTTCTGATAAGAAAATTTACTCAATTGGTATGACTGATATTGACGCAGCAACTACTAAGTATGGTATTGATACCATCTCTGTAGTTAAACCTGCGACAGTGAAACGCCTTAACCAAAAGGATGGCAAAACATCACTGCCTGTCCACACAGCAGTTTCCTTTGGTCGTAAGACTGATACTAACCTATACTTCACTGAGTTTGAGAATGAATCTGTTCGTATTGAAACAGTTCCATCCAATATAACGAAAGGGTATGTGTTATTAGATACGGCTAATGGTTATATCTCTGCCACTAAAATTGGTTATAGCTCCGATCATGTAACAGAATTACCAATTCCGAATAACTTGAAATCGAATACAGCGACACTTAAATTCATTCCTATGACTGAATCTAAGACAATCTCTGTTGAAGGTTTCTCTGTGGAAAATAACTACTGTGATATCCTACACAGCAACGCTACATTATCTATTGGTTCTAAATCATTAGGTAAAGCAACTTGGGATTTAACTCATATCCCATATCAAGCAGGGGATATTTTAGCAGTTAGATTACACGCTACGATTCCGAATGATGAAAATAGAGCTATCATCACTGTAGTAGAACGTAAGAATGGTATTGAGAAAGTAGCTGGGTTACGTATACTTGATAAAGCATATGCAACTTCTGAAATTCTTGATATCCCATTCATCGCTCAATACGCTAGTGGTGTAGAATACATCGTTCGATTAATTACTACTAAAGATTTAGGTTTAGGTAACTTAGTATCTGTAACAATCGATGGTCAATCTGGTCAAGCGATTAATACATTACACAATAACTACATTGGTGGTGCCTTAAACCGATTGAAATTTGTAGAGATGGTTAAATCCCAACATCGTAACAAATTCTCTGGTGATAAGTACAATAACGATGGTAACATCCCCGTTATCTTCAATAGTATTGGCTACAATACGAAACCAAATGAAGATACTACACAATGTACTATCACATCACCTAGACGAATTAAATGGTTACCTGGAATGGATCTTAACCTATTCTCCCAAATTCCAAACAATGATAAATATGAATATCGTTTTACTGCTATCGGTACACAAACTAAACAACTTACGGACCCATTGAATTCTGGTTGGAAAACAGTTACTGTAACGAATATGCAAGAACTCGATACCTATACTATTAAAGTATCTTCTAAACGTAAAATACTCCAAGAAAGTAAATTGCTTACTAGTGGTGTATTAGGTTATGAGTATATGAATAGTGCTGATAAGTTAACTCGTGTAAATCTAAATTACAACAATGGTGGGGATAGTATTAGAACACCTTCACGTGATGCAGATCCAAAAGAGGTTGGTATTACAGACTTCCCATATGGTGGTTCATTGACTGTGTACTTCGCATTCGACGCTTCAACATTCGATACGATTACTGCTAGAAAACACTATGTTGATCAAGATAGACTTCATCATCAAAATGTGTCTTTGAAAGTAGGTATCCAATGTGTGGATGCTGCTACTGGTGCAGTCATTGCTACTAAACAAAAACACGAATGGGAAATTATTGCTAAAAAGGTCCCTGAAGGTGGAGATGTTCCTGTCATTACTTTACTAATAGCTAAAGTAACTATCCAACCAATCAGCAAAGCCTTCAAGATTAAACTAGTTAACCCTTAATAAAAAAGAGAATACGGATTCATTCCGTATTCTCTTTTCTTTCTGATTTTTCATAGATTGAGTTACAAATATATATTATTCGAATGGATACATTAATGATGTATCCATTTACACATATGCTTTTTATATTAAAAAGGAGGAGAAAAATATGGGTATGGATAAATCCGAGCTATCATTCTCACATGAATGGGTAGCTGAGATGAAATCTAAACTACAACGAACCTATCCATCAATGTCTGAAAAAGATATTGAAGATAGATTGTATCGTATTATCAATACTCGGATGAAAGACCATCCATGTATATTAGATAATAACTACTTGGGGACATCGAGAGATACATCCCTATTAGCCATGACCGAATTCTTTGCTAAACAAAAACCTATCTTAGCAGGTTATGGCGTATTATTTAAACCACATGATAAATCAGCAAATGCCTCAGCAGGTTTGTTGATAGAAAGCTTGGATAATCGTAATAAGATTAAAGCTGAACGTAAGAAATACCCACAGGGCTCTTATGAGTTCCTTGTGAGAGATATAGGTCAAGGTAATGAGAAGGTTATCGCCAACTCATATTACGGTGCTGCTGGTGCAGATACATCTGTATTCTACAATTTATATGTAGCAGCATCAACTACAGGTACAGGTCAAGCACTGATCGCTACTGCAGAAACTTCATTCGAAGCGTTATTGGAAGGTAACATCAAGTTCTTCGACTTAGATGAATGCCTTCTCTTCATTGATAGGGTAGTGAATACAGAGATGGACAAGAAGTTCAAAGTGTCTAACCCGTATCATGATGATATGATAGAACGTACTGTAACTCGATTACTAGCTCAATTTAGAACTGACCAATCTCGTAATGAAGAATATCGTGCGCTACTCACTAGAGTTGTATCCGATTTAAGTGAGTATGATATCCTTCGTTTATATTTCAAGAATAATCTATATACATTCTTACGAGATGTGGATGAGGTTAAGGAACTATTAACAAAACTATGTTCCGAAACCAAAACGTTCCGTAATCCAAACAGGGTTCCTGAAGAAATAGAGGACGATATTACTCAGTTATGGATGTATATATACCATAACGTATGTCATATTCACCCAACACGGTCTCGTATTGTTCGAGATAGTCAACATACTCGATTTGCTACCGTAACACAAGATACAGACTCCACAATGGTTACCATTGCTAAGTATATGGAGTTAATGTTAACACAAAATCTTACACCGAAGGTAGCAGCTGAGAATGAAGACGAATTAGACTTCATCTGTTGTAATATTATGGCATATATATTGACACGTTATTCTCAATGTTTCTTGGAGCGATATTGTCAAGATGTACATATGCCAGCAGACCAACATCATCGTATCAATATGAAGAATGAGTTCTATAATCTAACGATGATCTTGACACCTAAGAAGAAACGATATGTATCATATACGCGTCTTCAAGAAGGTCAGTTAATTGACCCACCTATGGTTAAAATCTCTGGTCTTGACTTCATTAAGTCAACTACATCTGATGATGTTAAAGAATTCTTCACATCTATCATTCACGATGACATTCTGAATGTAGATGAAATTAACGTAAGTACCATCATTAGAAAGATTAAGGACTTTAGAGAAGTTCTTAGACAATCATTCTTAGATGGTGAGTTAACCTATCTGAACTTGGTATCTGCAAAAGAACCTGAAGCGTATAAGAAACCATATAGTCAGCAAGCAATTAAAGCTACGATTGTATGGAATGCGGTTGAGAAGAATCGACTTATCAATCTTCCTGAGAAGATCTTTATCGTTAAGATGGATTATAAAACAGAGAAGAAATTTAATGAAAATGTAGGTCGATTCGGCGATGCTGCTGATGCGATTCGTAAAGAAATCTTCGATAGCCCAATTCAAGAAATTGCTAAGGGGGGTATTAGCGTTGTTGGTATTCCACAAAATATCGATCGCTTACCACAATGGGTTATTGATACTATGGATATTGATACTATGGTAGATGATATTATCTCTAAGTTTAATCCTATCTTAGAAAGTCTTGGGGATATTACCTTACGAACTCGTTCTGGTACATCGCATATGAGTAACATTATTGACTTATAGAATGGGAGATGGATATGATGGGTGAACGTATCTATAACTTTGTAAAATGGGTGGTCTATATCGGATTCACCGTAGTTTGTATATCGATGATATATGGACTATTGAAACTACTAGATTTTATTTATTAAGGAGATTCATATATGAATACACTATTACACGTATTCCAGGTAAATGAAATTGGAAATGTGTCATCTAATGTACACAGCTTCATTCCTGGCTGCCCTTGGGCGTATTATACCGTATACAATAATACGGTAACAATCTACGATTGGGACGATAAGCAACTTTGCTATGTCACAGATATCGATAATTATGATGTAATTGGCTTATATGCTAAGACATTACCTGGTACATATAAAGCGATAAAGATTTGGGACCATCGAGCTGATACCAAAATCAATATGTCCCATATCACATCATATGGTTGGTTGCCATTTAATCGGGTATTTAATATCGATGACTTAATGGTTGATGAGTATGTGACACCAGCTGTTATTCGATCTTTCCCCGAATATGGTGGAATCATTCTATTATATAAGGCACTAGATAGACTATGTCCTGGTGTATATGTAGCATCCAGATGGATGGGTAATCAAGAAACAATCGAATCGTTAAGTAAAGAAGATTTGGATTATATATTCTTACCATCTAAATTGGATAACCCTTCTGATATGATTCACACTATCGGGATTCATCGTAATCCATTGAATGGTTTAGTCGAAATTAATATCTTCACGAGTTCAAACGACCCATCTCAATTGGTAACAGAAATCAATTGTGCTATGAAACATATTAACTACTTTGCTAAATACAATGAAGCTGATAAGACTGTTGATATTTTCGATAATAGAGATGATACTCCAGAACGAGTGAATCGAATCTACGACATTGCTGCCAATGAATTGATTGCATTTGATTATAATGAAATCACCAAACGTTTGCGGAGGTTACAATAAGATGGAAGCTAATGCTTCCATCTTTCTAGTACCATAGTAAGTTCGTATACTGAGGTTTACAATCCAATATTGTAACTGATATATTATATTTTTGGAGGAAATTATGGCAAGTTATGATGTAGAAATCGTTGGTGAAATCGATTATGATGCGTATCATAAGCGACTCACTGAAACCGTATTTAACATCCACTCCATTGTAGAAGATAAGAAACAATGGAAAGCTCTATTTAATGAGCTATACACGTATATGAAACAGGGATATGAACAAGAGAAGGTTCGTAAACACCCTGTACAATTTAGATTTTCTGGCGATAAGGCAGAACAGATTAAAACGATACCAATTACTCATTTTATCGTTAATATGATTATCTGGAATGCGTTCAGAAAATTGGATAAAGTGCAAGACATTGGTAGCCCACATATCTTCGATGGTGCTAAGATTACAGAGGATTATATCTCCGACTATATCAATCACAATCTCATTGCACCATATCATAAAGAAGTAGATATCGTATCTATGAATGAAGCATTGGATGATATGATCTACTCCTTATCTCAAATCTTTACAGACTTTGGTATCTTAGCGGGTACAACGATGGATATGGAATCCTTCATTGACTTGGCTCAGCGATATCCTAGATTCCGTGAAATATTACATACGAAACTAGATGATACACTACAACCAAAAGAAATTGAAGATACCATCTTCAATTCTCGTAAAGAGTTTTTAGATATTATCGTCAATGATGAAGAGAACCACTTGAAACCATTCCTAGTAACAGGTGCCGGTATTAATACTGGTCAGTTACAGGAGTTCGCTATTTCTGGTGGTTTGAAACCTGACGTTGAAGGTAACGTTATTCCCGTACCTATCAACAGTAACTATATCGCTGGTGGCCTAAACTCTATCAATAACTTCTATATCGATGGTCAAGCTGGTCCAAAAGCGTTGATTATGAATAGTACAGTTATGGGTAAATCAGGTCACTTCTCTTATAAGACTATGATTCTTACATCGTCTTATAACATCAGTAAGACTGTAGATGACTGTGATACAAAACGATTGATTAGTCTTCAGGTTACAAACCGTAAGGTACTGAAGAAGATTAATGGACGTTATTATCGTCTACCTGACGAAGATCCATCTGTATTACATGTAGTCAATATGGAAACAGACGAACACTTGATTGGTAAAACTATCCTTATGCGTTCACCAGTAACATGTACGGCACATGATGGTGTATGTCATAAGTGTTATGGCGATTTGTATTATATTAATAATACCCCAAGTTTCCATGCAGGTCGATTTGCAGCTACGCAAACAAATAACCCTATCCAACAAAAGATTTTGTCTACTAAACATATGCTGAAGACAAACTCCGATAAGGTTGAGTTCTCTGCTGACTTCTATCGATTCTTTGCATTGGATGCCAACAAAATCATCTTCAATGTAGATTCCAAAGAGGATTTGAATCAATGGTTCTTGCAAATCCGAAACGAAGATTTGTATACCATGGATGATATTAGTAGTTCCGACTTCAATGATCATACAGAGATCATTTACCTCAGGAACAAGGATACAGACGAGATGATTCCTATTCAAGAAATTGGAAAACCTGATGATCCTCGTGAGCTATACTTGTTCTCAGATGTGAGTCGTCATCTAAAACCAATTGGTGCTGACTTCGTTGGTATTAAATTGAGTGCATTGGATATCGAATCTCCAATCGCTATGATCAATATCGTTAATAACGAAGTAAGTAAACCATTGAAAAACATTATCCGCCTATTGGATAAGAAGGACCATTATAATTGTGAAACCATCGATGAAATGGTCAATGCATACAATAAGTTGACTATCGACTCCGGTATGAGTGTAGACTCTGTACATACAGAAATGATTCTCAAAGGATTGATTCGCAGCACTGAAGATATTCTTCAACCACCTGCGTTTAACAACGAAGAGAAGATGGATGATTACCAAATCTTAACGGTAAGTAAAGCATTGGCGTATAGCCCATCAATTGCTCTATCATTATCCTTTGAGGAATTGGGTCGTCAATTTGTTAAACCTTCTACATACAATAAATATCGTAAGTCTGATTACGATATCTTCTTCAAAGAAGAGATTAAAGATGAAGCTAAGAAGTATAATCGAGCTCAGAAACAGTATAAAGAAATGATGAAAGAGCTTAAATTACAACGTATGGCTTCTAAAGAACTACCTTCTGAAGAAGAATAAAGAAGAAAGAGAATGGGTAACCATTCTCTTTTTTTACCGTCATTCTAACGGATGTAAGTATATATTATAAATATGAGGATAAGAACTCCTCATGTCTTTATAATAAGGAGGAAAATACAATGTTAACAAAAATTGATGTTTCAGGTCTGTCAAGAAATGAGATTAAATCGTTGAAAGACTTAGTTAAACAAAAGAACCCACAGCTTATGCGACTAATCCAATGTACTCACAGTGGACCAAGTGGTCAACTGAGTGTGACCACGACAAAAGACGGTGAAGTAATTTGTCGTCACTGTGGGAAAGTGTTGGATATTAGACTATCCAGTATCAGTAAGACACCAAAGTCTGAATTTAAACTACATAAGGAGGATTTAAAGCGAGCTAAGAACGCTAAAACAGTTATCGTAGGTAAGAATGATAATAAAAACCATTCTACGATTGAGGTTAAAATCCCCCGTAGAATGTATGATATCTTGATGGATATATACAAACCTGACGAACTAATCGAGCTAGTGGAAACCATGCTAGTGGATGCCCGTACGATTACCGTACCTCGATGGGTTGAGATTGTTAGTGGTCGAATCCATGGATTAGACCGAAATGTAACATTCGTAAATCTAACTCTATTGGTATCTGAACGTTTTAAGGATTCTATAAAACGGTTAGCAACCGAAACTCAGATATCTAACTGGACAGTTAGAGTTCTATGGGCGTTACTGAAGGATAGACAATCCGAAATTAATGATTTATGGTTAAAGGGAGAAACGTTCAGTTATGCTGTACGCAACTCCTATCACTATCGCGATATTACAAAGTATCGCAATATTTCATTAGAAGAGTGGGCTAATAATTACACAAAATCTTCATTAGCTCCTAAGCGATTGATTGCTGTTAATAAAAGAAAGGTGGTAACTACCAATGGCAATTGTTAGTAGAGAGCTAGAGAATAAGATTCAAGAGTTCCTTCGAGTATGTGAAGGAACTAAAAGGGATCCGATTATTGAACTCAATCGAGCAATAGACTATATCAACTCCAATAATAAGGAGATCGAATATATTGATGCGATCTCCGTTAGCCAAATCACACCAGTACTAGCCAATTGGATAAATAACAATCAAAAAAATATATCCAATAGACTAATGGATATTATTGATTTGCTAGAACGGACCGATTGTAGAATCGTATCCCGAATGGGTAAGCAGGTGAGTGCTCATGTGATGAAAGAGACTCAGGGTGATATTGTCGGGATTATTAAACTTCCTAGACGATATCGTGAACAGGTTATGTACTTGATGAAAGAATATAATCTTGATCCTCTTATCTTCCGACTTATTGTAGTTGGTGAATTTGAAGGGCATGACATGCTCCAAGAAGCCCAAGATGAGGCGTATAAATATATGGCAAGTGCCAAACGTGACAAGGATGGTGATATCATATATGACTACGTATAATAATGGTGATACATCAGCTATTGTCGATATGATCCTTTGGGAGTGTTGTCAACGAGGAATAGATCCACGAGATCTATTCCAAACAGTACTTGATAACGTGCGAAAGGGGGATGTAAAATGAAAGTGGATATCTGGCCTATACTAGAAATCTTCTTCGAGTCTGGCATTGCCCCTATGGTAGTCAAAGCGTTGAGTCGATAAAAAAACGTAAGAAAAAGAGAAGCATTCGCTTCTCTTTTTTTT